GGAGTCGGGTCGGCTGCGGATGATCTGGCTGACATGGTGCGTGCGGCGTGGAAGATGCCGTGTTTAGCGTCGGCTCCCCCGGCCGGGGGACGTCAGGACGGGTCAGCGGCCTTCTTGCTGGTGCCGGCAGCCTCGGCGGTCCAGCGGCTGATGGTGCCCGCGACGAACACGCTGTGGATGGTGCGCTCCAGCCTGGCCGGGCCGACGCCAGCCTTGCGCAGCGCAGGCAGCCGGTCGCGGATCTCCTTCTCGTCCCGCTCGTTCGCGGCGTTGCGGCGCACAATGCGCAGCGCGATGGCCTCCAGTTCGGCCAACTCCTGTGTCACCTTCTCATCCACGCCTTCATTGTGATGCCGACTCGGGTCGCAATGCAAGGTAGCGACCGGCATAGCTTAGCACGTCGCGACTCCGGTAGCGATTCAGGGTCGGCGCTTGCATTGCGATCCGGATTGCAACTAGAGTCGTCATCGCGGTACCCTTGACAGACCATGAGGACCACCGGCACCACGTACAGGAAGGCGGGGCAGAGTGCCCGTCCGTTCGCGTCCCCGAGCAGCCGTCAGCGACGAGCCGCCGGGTACATGCGGGCGAGATCAGGTCGGCCGCGCGTCCAGCGCCAGAGCGCGGCGAGGTGGCTTATGGGGTGGGGGCGGATCGATGACCGGTTCGATGACCACCAGAAGGTGATCGACCTGCTGGAGTACGAGCAGGGCGCGTCGGCGGTCGGCTTGTGGACGCTGTGCTTCACCTGGGCGCACCGCAACACCCGCAAGCCGGGCAAGACGCCGGGGCTGATCCCGGCTAGCCTGCCGCGCCGGTACGTCGGCCCGATCGCCCGCGAGCTGGCGGGGATGCTGGTCAAGGTCGGGTTGTGGGAGGACCGCGGCGAGCATGGCTGGCAGTTCCATGACTTCGATCAGTACCTGCCGACCGAGCACACCCGTGAGGCCCGCGCTGAGGCTGGCCGTAAAGGCGCAGAGAAGCGGTGGGCCGCCAAGCGCGGTAGCAAGAAGCAAACCGATAGCAAATTGCCATCCGAACATGACCGCTTGCCAGGTATCGGAGACAACGAGCCAGAGGCTAGCTACGGCGCCGATAGCAACGCGGTAGCAAACGATGGCTCGCGCACACCCGCGCGCCGGGCTATCTCTAAAGAGATAGCTCCCGTACCCGAACCCGTTCAGCCTTCGGCTGCCGCAAATCCGCAGGACGACGCAGGCACCCTGACCATCACGCAGCGAGCCCGGCACATCACCGATGCGTACGCCGCAGCCACGCCCATGTGCAAGTGGCCCGCCGTCAACGCCATCGTCATCAGGGCGATCAAGGCCGACAAGTGGGACGACGGTGCCATCCAGGATGCACTGCTCCGCCATGCCGCCGATAACCGCCCGGTCACCATCGACAGCCTCCGCACCGAACTGGACGGCCTGCCGCCGCCGCGGCGGCCCTCCACGACCGACAGGGCCATGGCCGACGCCCAGGCGGTCAAGGCCAAACTCGCAGCCCGCAGACAGGAGCAACCATGACCCCTGATGAGACCGTCGACCTCCTCACCGTCGCTGCCGCCTTTGACCAGCGCACCGTCGGCGAGGGTGACGCGATGGCCTGGCACGCCGTCCTTGGCGACCTCGCATTCGCCGACGCCAAGCAGGCCGTCCTCGGCTACTACGCAGAGACCCGCGAGCGGATCATGCCCGCCGACATCCGCCAGCGGGTCCGGGAAGTCCGCCACCTGCGGCTCCTGAAGACCGAGATCCCGCCACCGCCCGCCGAACTGCTCGACAACCCGCCCGCATACCGGGCCGCGCTGCACGCCGGCGCTGTCGCCATCGCGGACGGACGCGACCCCGAGGCCGCAATGCAGGCCATCGCCAGCCAAGCCCGGCGCGAACTGGAGGCATCGTGAGCGAGAACGGGAACCAGGTCCGGCACCTGGCGGCAGCCGACCCGTTCGACGTGGATCTCGCCGCCCCCGGCGACCCGGTGGCCGAATCCGAGCGTGCCGTGCTCGGCAGCGTGATCCAGTCCTCCGCTGCCGCGCATGAAGCCGCCGCGATTCTCGGCCCGCATCACTTCGCGAAGGCCGCGCACCAGATCGTGTTCGAGGCCGCGCTGAGGCTCGCCGACGCAGGGCAGCCGGTCGAGCCGGCGTCGGTGCTGTCAGAACTCGCCGCGGCCGGGACTCTCACCCATGCGCACGACCACAACCTCGGCTCGGGTGGCGTGTTCCTGCACTCGCTGATGGAGCGCGCCGGGTCAACCGGATACCACGCGCCGAAGGTGCTCGCCGCCTGGCAGCAGCGCAACGTGAAATTCACGCTCAAGTCATGCGAGAGCATCGCCGAGGCGGCCGACTGGGATCCCGACATGCACCTGGACCGGATCCGCAAGCTCATCGAGGACGCCACGGCGTACACGGGCAGCACCGCCCTGCGCCCCCAGTCGGAGATCGTCCTGGAAGCGCTCGAGGCCGTCGAGCAGGGCATCGACCCCGGCCTGTCCACCGGCTACCCGGACCTGGACGACGCGATCGGCGGGCTGCGGCCCGGCGAGCTCATCGTCGTCGGCGCCAGGCCCGGCGGCGGCAAGAGCCTGCTCGGCCTGTGCATCGCCGACCACGTGAGCACCCGCCTCGGGCTCCCGGTCCTGTTCTCCAGCCTGGAGATGTCCCAGGACGAGCTGACCCACCGCCGGATCGCTTCGATCGCCCGGGTGCCGCTGGTGCACCTGACCCGGCATCAGGTGACTGACGCCGACTGGGAGCTGATCCGCCGCGCCCAGGACCGGCTGGTCAACACCCAGCTCCGCGTCGATGACGGCTCAGGCGTGTCGCTCGCCCACATCCGCGGCCGGCTGCGCGGCATGGCCCGCAGCGGATACGCCGCCCGGCTGCTCGTCATCGACTACCTCGGCCTGCTCGCCGAGCCGAAAACCGAATCCCGGCAGCAGGCCGTCGCCGCGCTCGCCCGGGGCGCCAAGTTGCTAGCCCGGGAGTTCGCCATCCCGGTGCTGCTGGCCGCGCAGGTGAACCGCTCCCCGGAATCCCGCTCCGACAAGCGGCCTGGCCTGGCCGACCTCCGTGAGTCGGGGGAGATCGAGGCCGCTGCGGACATCGTGCTGATGCTGTACCGCGAAGACCTCCACGAGCAGGAGACAGCGAAGGCGGGCGAGGTGGACGTCATCATATCGAAGAACAGGCAGGGCCCGCTGTGCACCGTGACCATGACGTTCCAGGGGCATTACGGCCGGATCGTCAGCCTCGGCACCGAGCCGTGGTCCTCTTCAAGGTTTGCGGAGTGAGCCCGTGACTGCCATTGAGACCCTGTACCGCGGCTGCCGGTTCCGTTCGCGGCTCGAGGCCCGCTGGGCGTGCTTCTGGGATCACCTGGAGACCCGGTGGGAGTACGAGCCTCAGGGCTTCGTCGTCGGGGGCCGTCCATACCTGCCGGACTTCCGTCTGCCGAACGGAACGTGGGTCGAGGTGAAGGGCGCCGAGGCTGACCTCGACCACGGCCTGATGCTCGCCGCAGCGGAGGATCTGCCGGGAGACGCCGATCCTCGCCTCCTCATCCTCGGCCCTATGCCGGAACCGCCTGGCCTGAACCGCGGCAACTGGGCATGGCTCGGATTCGATGCGATCGAGCACGACGGCGAGGTAATCGTCACGGACAGCTGGTGGGAATTCGACGAGGACGGCCTGCCCTGGGTCGCACGGGAGACGAGTTGCGCGCCACCTCCGAGCATGGGTAACGGCGCGGAGTGGCTAACGCCCGTGCTCAACATGACCGGCGAAACATCCGCCCTTGTCGCCGCCGCTTACCGGGCTGGCCGTTCCGCCAGGTTCGAGCACGGCGAGAGCGGAGCCAAGCGATGATCCCCGAGTTTCTTGACGCCTGCCCAGCCTGCCCGCCCGGTGACGCGCCCGCGGCACCCCCGCTGGCACCCGCCGAGGCCGCGAACGGCGGACGGGTGACCACCCACCAGTGCGCCGTGTGCGAGACGGCATGGTCGACGTTCTGGCGCGAGGACTGGCCTATAGACCGGTTGCTCGCCCCCGTGGCCGCCGAGCGGGCCGAGTGGAACCGGGCAGTGCTTGAGAAGACGCTGAAGCGGAGCGCCGCATGACCGCCTGCTACTGCACCGCAACGGACGGCGTGCACCTGTACGCCTGCGGCTACCGCTGCCCTGCCCACACCCCGGCGCGGCTGGCCGGGAAGCCGGAACCGGACACCGCCGCATACTGCGCCCCACTCCGCTGTTACTGCGGAACTTGCCCGTCATGGACCCCAGATACGTCCTGCCATGTCGGAGCCACGGTCTTGGACATCCGGGCAATCGCATCAGGCAAACGGCGGTCAAGCGAAGCCGGGTACCGGAGCGCACTGCTGAACACCCAGCACCAAGGAGAGACGAGATGAGCACC